TTCCGTTCGTTTCTGGACGGCTTCGTCATAGCTCTTATTCATCTCAACTATTGCGTCAACAGTTTCTTGTGATACCTTGTGTAAGCCGTCTTTATACATGACAGTGCGGTTATAGATCGTATCGACCTTCTTTGCGTTGTCCTCTACGGCCTTTGAATTGTCTTCGAGAGCAGAAGAATGCTCAGAAACGTACTTGGAGGCGTCAGCATAGTTAGAGTCCAAGCGTTTCAGTTCGCTATTGATATCATAGTATGAATTCTGAAGCTCATCTCCAGCTTTCTTCAGCTCTTCAAGCTTGGTCTTCCACTGCTTTGTGCTGTCTGTTCTGTCAATTTTTCCAAGCTTGCTTTCTCTTTTATCAAGCATTTCTTGAACTTTAGCCTGAGCTTGCTGATTTTCCGTGATTGCTTTCTCGATGTCATTGCGCTTCTGCTCAGCCTTATAGAGGTCTTCTGATATAGCGACCATATCTTTCTGAGCTGCTTCGACAAGAAGCTGTTCTTTCTTCGCCTCAATGCACTCGTATACGGCGTCTCTGTTATTCAGCAGCTTGCCTGTCTGGTCATCAATCTGCAAGTTCAGGTCAGGCATAGCACTATTGAGCTGTTCGACGAGGGCTTTCATTTCTAACTTCTCGTCATTAGATAAGCTCTCGGCGTCAGAAAGCTCAAAAATTCTATCTGCAAGACTTTTATAGCTGCTATACTCGGCTTCTATATCTGTCTTGGCTTCTTCTCTCTGATCTGCGGCTTTCTTCATGGAGTCTGTCAGTTCGTTCGTGCTGTCAACCAACGCCTGCTCTTCGTCATTGAGGACTTTTGTTGAATCAGCGGCGTCATCAACCGAAGTTGCATAAGACACAATACCGCCAACTACCGTACCTATAATAGCTGCAATTGCTCCTACCGGCGACGCTTTTTGAGTTGCATTTAAAGCCTGCTGGGCGGTTTCAGCTGCTTTTGTTGCACCTGTAAGGCTCTTGAATGACTTTACGAGGTCTGAAACGTTATTTATGGCTTTTTTTGATACCATTGCCGACGTTATTCCTGTCAATCCTCCGATAACAAGGTTAGAATGCTCGCAGAAGAACTTTACACCGTCAATGAGGATAGGCAACGAACCTTTGGCGAACTTGGCGCCTGTTTCGACCAAATCTCCAAGGGCATTGCCCATATCGTCGAATTCGTCACTGAGGTCTCCATCTTTGATATCCTTGGTGAGTTCACTGAAAAGCTCTGAGCCTTTTTCGGCGGCGTCTTCGAGGGGGGCGCTGAATTTATCGAAAATAGTTATGCCAAGGGATTCAAGGGAAGAGTCCATTATAGCCAGTTTGCCCTTAAGATTGTTATTCATGGTGTCAGCCATTGTCTGACACGCTCCGTCAGCGTTATCTACCTGAGCTTTCAGGTCATCGAAAGACCCGCTCATGCCTTGAAGCATAGCGTTGACGGAAGATAGATCCGTCTTATTGAAGATATCACTTAAAGCCTTTGTCTTCTGGTCATCTGAGAGCTTGGAAAGCTTGGCGTTAAGGTCTCCGAAAATATCGTTGATATCTCTGATATTTCCCTCACTGTCAGCCACGCTCACGCCCAATTCTTTCAACTTAGCAGAAGCAACGTCTGTCGGTGATGTTAATGACAAAAGCATATTTCTGAGATGTGTGCCGCCCTCTGCACCCTTGATACCGTTATTAGCCAGTATTCCAAGAGAGGTGCACATTGTATCAACGTCCTGCCCTGTGGACTTGACCGTACCGGCACACTGGAGAATGCCCTCACCAAGCATAGCAACTGTGGTATTAGATTTTTGGGCTGTCTTGGCCATCATGTCCATATAGCCGTCAAGGTCACTCGTCTGCAACTGTAGTGCTGACATAGTATCCGTTACCATGTCAGTGCAGGACGCAAGGTCCATGCCTGAGGCAGTGGCAAGATTAAGAACTTTCGGCAGTGTTTCAACCGCCTTATTTACGTCATATCCTGCAAGAGCCAAGTAATTAAGAGCGTCAGCGGACTCCGAAGCTGTATACTTTGTAGTCTCACCACACTCACGAGCGGCGTTCTCTAACTTTTGATAGTCCTCAGCGCCTGTGCTGACCTGCTCTGCGGTCATGCCCATTGTCGCCGCCACATTGGACATAGAACTTGAAAAGTCTATACCAACTTGTGCACAGCTTTCCGCCGCTTCCTTGGCGGCATTAGCTATAGCTTTCAGCCCCTCAACTGCAAGATTAGCAGAGAAAACGTCCTTGAAGACACTGCCTGTCTGGTCAGCTTTATCACCAAGGTCTTTGACCTTATCTGACGTATCCTTGGCTTCATTGCCAAGCTCCTTGGTGCTATCATCTGCGGTCTTGGTCTGATCTCGCAGTGTGTTCAGCTTCTTCTTGGTCTTTTCAAGTTCTTCCTGATACTTAAGATATGACTCAACGGGCAACTCGCCTTTCTTATACTGCTCGTTGATATCTTTCTCGTTTCTAATGAGAACGTCAAGCTTTGTTTTTGTTGCTTCGATAGCCTCGCCCAAAAGCTTCTGTTTCTGAGCGGTGTATTCAACGTTAGTCGGGTCAAGCTTTAAGAGTTTGTTGACGCTGTTTAGATTTTTGGTAGTCGAGTTGATATCAGCATTAAGCCCTTTCATGGCGGCAGTATACTCAGACGTATCACCACCGATTTTGACGTACATACCTTTGATTTTCTCATCTGATGATGACTTAGCCATTACTCACCCTCCCATGCCTTTATTTTCGCAATATACTTTTCGTATCGTTCTTTGCTGATTTTTCCCTGCTTATATCGTTCTTCCACAACAGGCAGGTTTGCTTTCAGTTCTTCGTATTTAATTTCGGGGTCAATGACCTTTTTGCCGGCGGCGATTAATCGCTGTCGGTCATAGGCGCAGGCATAGTTCACTACCATACCATACGTCATGCGGTCTAAATCAGCGACAGTAAGACCCCTGTTTACAACAAGGGAGATGACCTCCTCCGATTTGAGAGGCCGATCATCTCCGCTTTTACTGCCGCTTATGGATTTTTTCTGTCAACTTTCATGTTTGCCTGCAGTATAGGCATAACCTGATTATAGATATCATCAACAGGGAATGCACCATAGGCGAAGCTGTCAAGCCACGTCTGAATAGGCGGTATGCTATCATCATAAGTCTTGGCAAGCACCCATAGGGTGCGGTATTCGACCTGTTGAACAAAGGCGCCCTTACCAAACTGATGTACCTTGACAACGTCCTCAAGGTACTCC